CAACAGGAAGTCTAATTCCACTCTAAACCCAACTAGCTTCTCTTCAAAAGACGCTGAAGAATCAGTAACTATTGCGCCGCAGGACCTCTTAGCGATGAACCACCCCGTTGATTTTGTAGAGATGTCCAACCCTAATATCTTCATTTGGACAATAGCTCCTTTAGAGTTCCCTTCTCTTCATCAGACAACTTACTGAGGTCCGGGCGGGTGACCTGAACTTCTATGAAAACATCCCCGGCCGGCCCGTCATTAAATCCTTCCCCACCTTTACCAACGATGCGGAGCGTTGCGCCATTAGGAATGCCTTCAGGAATAACCACTCCCAGCTCTTTCTCTTCTTCTACATAGGTTTGGCCATTACATTGGGAGCATACGGTCTTAATGCTCTTCCCCTGACCTCCGCAATCCCCACAAGTCTGTTGCATGACCATGCCTGGGCGGTGATGTATTTTCGTCCCTTGCCCATTGCAGGCGTCGCACACTTCAAAATCTGTACCACCGTGTCCTTTACAGTTGCTGCAGCCAGAAAGAGTCTTGTATTTGAGAGAGATGTTGGTGCCGAATAAAGAATCCGTTAAGGAAATCGGCACTCCTATCTTAACATTCTGGCCCGGCCTCGCAGTTGGTTGCCGGGGAGCCCGATGGATATTAAACCCAAAGTGGCTTGCTATATCAAACGGGTCTCCCGTAGCACCAAAGTTAAAGGGGTTTGCCTGGGGCTCCCCCGTGGCATCATAATTTCTACGCTGATCTTCATCAGAAAGGACAGAATAGGCCTCGGAGATTTCTTTAAATTTCTCTTCAGCTTCCTTCTGTTTCTCTTCTTCTTGGTGCTTATCTGGATGCCACTCGTGGGCTAAGGCCCTATAGGCCTTCTTAATGCCAGCAGTGTCAGCATCCCTGGCCACACCTAGAATTTCGTAGTAATCTTTAGCCATTATCCCCTACCGTAACTGACTCCCCGCAGTGACCGCATAGGTATACTATGTCGTCACCTTGGGGGACAAGATGGGTTACTTTGTTATCACAAAAAATACAATAAGGATAGTCTTCCTGGGCCATTACAACATCTCCCGGGTAGTCTCCGCAACTTCAACGCTCTCTATCACTTCTCCATAGATCGTGATGTCACTATCCCCAACTTCTAGCGTTGTCACATTAAAAGCCTGATTGGCTTCGAGTTGCGGGTAGAGCTTATGGGCAAACAAGATACGGGGAATCTCCCACAGAGACAGCATGTTATCATCAAATACTAGAAATGCGTCGTCTCCTGTAATCTTGACTCCCTTAGCTAGCTCCTCAGGTTGTAAATGTTCACTGATCAAGCCTTCGTTAGGAATCTTGATCTCCACTCTTTTCTTTAGTTCCCACACATACTCTCGTGCAGGCAATAAAATCAAGCCTGGTGATACGCCTACTACCTGGTTCATCTTACGCCTCCGCTGCAACCGGGACAAAGTTAGTCACGATGGCATCAGTAAAGACTCGCTTGGTGCCATCAGGGGCATCCCAGCTTCTCTCCTCCATGTGTCCGGAAACCTCGACGGCTGCGCCTTCGGGGAGAGCGCCCAGATCATCAGCTAGATCATTCCAAGCAGTGATCTTGACATAAGACTTTCTCGCAGTCTCTGGATCATCCTCACGGAAGTAAGGAATAACTACCTTAGACTTGAATAGGCTGGAGTCATTAACGCCGACCTTCTTGAGTTCCGGCCAAATGAGTGTGCCCTTAAGATAGAAAGTGTTCTCTCCAGTCTCGACTTCCACAGTCTCCACGCCCTCAACTATAATCTCGGTGGACGAACGTCGTTGGCCGTCCTTAGTGTTGTAGGAGCGCTCCTGAATGCGGCCAGAGATCTTAACACGCGCCTTCGGAGGCAGGGTGTTGAAATACTCTGCGAAGTCTTCCCACGCTACAATTCGCATATAGGCACTATTCGGCTCGCCTGCCCGGTCTTCGACCGGAATTCGGATCTTGGCCTTGTAAAGGGCCTTCCCACTCTGGGTATACTTAAGTTCGGGCCAGCATAGCTCACCCTGTAATACTACGTTGTTGATACCTTCTTGCATCTCTTATACTCCTCTGAAATAGATTTCTAAATCTTCTTTAGTAAGGTATTTTGGATCCTTGCCATCTGGTAAGTCTATTACCTGTAGGTTTAATCCCTTGTCCAGCATCTTAACTAGTCTAGGAACGCCCTCTCTTCCAGCTTTATCTGGATCCAACATTATTATTGCATTTTCTGCGTACTTCCAAATCAAACGTGCCTGGTTAGGTACAATATCAGTGCCCATAATGGCTACTACATTATACACTCCCAATCTACATAAAGCCCAAACGTCTACGAACCCCTCTACTATTATCAGAGTTCTGTTCTCACCAACATAGTGCTTCGCAACATGTAGGTTATAAAGAGTTTCCCCTTTGGAGACATTCTTAAGAAGTACATACTTCGGGTCTTCGTCTGAATCGGTACGTCGCATACTAACGGTGAGCAATTCACCGTCTTCATTACGAACGGGTATAGTTTCCCTATGAACTCCTCGGGAATCTGTTGTACCTCCCACTTCGTAAAAGTCCAATATCTCTTTTGCAAATCCACGATCAGAAAAATAAGCCGATCGTTGTCCTTCAAACTCTGCAAGGACTTCCTCAGATACTGTGCTTGTAACAAGAGTGCGGTTGTTCCGTTGTATCTCTTTGCGCATCTCCTGTTTTTGTTGCAACCTAAGAAATTCTTCTGAAAGTTGCGCCTGGTTGTTGAGGTCCACGCCGGCCATATCTGCCAACAACTGAACACTCTCCATGAAATTCTTACCTGTGGTCTTTTGGATCAAGCCTATTAGGTCTCGATCCTTCTCCCCCTCACAGTGTCGGGTGTAGCAGCACCACGTCTTGTTCTCTAAATTAAAACGAAAAGCAGTGAAATTATCACCACCATGAACCTTACAAGGGCCTCGTAATTCCTTTGAGCCCCTTTTAATAATGTTGAAACCTAAGTATCCTAGGACAGACTCGGGATCAACAAGGTTCTTGATGTTGTTAATTGTTTCTTGATTAACCTTCATTCGTGGCGGCCTTGATCTGATCGAAAATGACCCTCACAATCACCGGAATACCCTTATCATTCACGTCCGGGATTCCGGGGACGTTAGCATCTCTCAATCTCTGTAACTCTTCCTGCACCAACTCTGTGATCTCATCCTGAACGTCAGCAAACTCGACGTTGGTCGGGTCGGAAACGGTCTCCTGAATCTTGGTTACGACATTAGAAACTATAACCAAGAAGTCGTGCGTGTCAAACTTGTTTGGGTCATCCTTTATTCTACTGGCCAAAATCTTCAAGATTCCAGGAAGGAACTTTAGGATCTGATTGGTCACTTCCTTGACCTTAGCATTGGTGAAATAGAAATAAAGGAAAGTTCCCATACCACCTACCATACCTACGAGTTTGGCGATATCTAATAGTTGCTGTAGATCCATTACTCCTCCTCGGGGTCCGTAGGTCTGAGATCTGTAACTTGAACGTCGGCTTCTTTCATGGTTAGAACCTTCTTACGGAAGTTAATATCCAATCCTGTAAAGTTGGTTCCACCCGCCCTTGTGTCCAAGATTTGAAGCCTATGGCTACCCATTCTAATGACTTGGTCGTGTCCGAATTCTTCTGACAGCTCATGAAGCTCCTTCTTAGTTTTTGCTGACAGGCCCAGGAGGGTGTTAGCATACCTCAGGATTCTATCGGAGTCTGCGAATTCAGACGCGGTAATGTGCCCCTTATTGGCACCTAGTCGCCCAATCTGGGCGGCTGTAAAGACAGGGATGTTTAATTGCCCTGCCAAATTCTTGAGAGCAACGCATAAGTATCCCAATGCCTGATGCTCTTTTACATTCCCTATGTGCTGTAGATCCGAGTCCGGCAGTTTAATGTAGTCGAACATCAAACAACCGATCCCATGCTGATGGTGATACTTCCTAGTAACCGAAGAGATGGCCTCTGCAGTAAAGTCCGGATAATACTTATGTAGGATCATGCCCTGCGCTGCCCAACGTTTAGCGTCTTCCACGGCCTCACGCTGGGCCTCATTATTGTAGAAAGTTCCATTCTTAATATCTCTTTCCGGGACCTGAGACAGAATAGAAACCAAGCGCATTCTCTGTTCTCTGATGCTCATCTCTGTATCAATATATAGAACAGGAACCCCTGTGCGACATGCGATGTTGATCGCAGAATTCAGAAGGAAGGTAGACTTTCCCACCTTAGGCCGGGCTCCCAGGACTGTGAGGGTTCCAGGCTCTAGGCCGTTGATCGCCTCGTCCAGTCTTTCAAATCCGGTGGCGAGCCCTCTAACAGTGGTGGGGTTCTGGATTACTTCTGCCAGCATCTCCTCTAGGCCATCTGCCAGGTTCTCAGCTTCTGTTCCCCGCTCAGAATTGACAGCAATCTCTAGGAATTTATCCTGACTAAAATCTACCAGATCTGCTGCGGTAAGTGTCTCTCCTGTGAGAGTCTTGTTTCTTTCGGTCAGGGATGAAATTTCGTCCACCGCCTGAATGATCTGATACTTGGTACTGGCGTCCGCCACCCTCTCAATGTAGAAGAGAATGTTCGCCGGGTTTACGCTCTTCTCAAACAGGGAGCTAACATACTCGTACCCACCAACATGGTCTTCTACTTTGAGAACATTAGCCTGATTCATGACGGACGCAATGTCTAAGACTGTCACCTCGGCCCTCATGAGGGTCTTAATAATGGTCCACAAAATCTTATGGTGCGGCGTCAAAAAATCCTGATCAGAAAGCTTGGCTTCGACCTCGAAATAATTAGTTGCATCTTTAAAGATACAAGCTAGGACGGCCGCCTCGTTTCCTGCGTGTGCAAATTCAGATTTAATCTGCTCTGTTTGCATTAACCCCGTTCCCTACTAGTGTAATGTCGCTCTTCTGCCTGTCTTCTGATCTCGGACTTGAACGCATTAATAAGCTCCGTGATGGGCTTATCAAGTCCATCCAATAGATCTCTTTCGGCAGCAGCTTCATCGTATTCTAATTCTAATTGTTGAAGTTCCACACTAGAAGCAATGGCGTTTGCTTCTCTTTCTTTCAGAGTGCTTCCTTCTACCTCTCCGGTCTGAATTAAAGCCTTGACTCGCCGGTCCAAGACTTTCTTTTTCTGGCTGGCGATTACTCTTGCAGTATTGAATCTCGCCTGTAGAGTAATCAGGTACTGAGCAAGCATAATGGTATACTGAGAGATCTGCTGCGAGGAAGTAGCCTCCAGATTGTGAACGTTAAAGTTAAAGGCGTTCTCTATCTGCGAGGGGGCCACTGCTTTATGTATCGAAAGAGAGTTAGATACCTCTTTCAATTTATTACGTATTCTCTCTTCCATTTTGTGCTTCCTCTATCTTATTCAAAAGATCTCCTACCTCTATGGGGATCTCGTCATAGTTGACCGTGACCAGAGTGTAGTCATGCAGGTCGCACCACTCCTGCTTCAGTTGGTCTCTCTTCTTCTGCGCCCTAAAAGACGCTGCGGAATTATGAAAGTGCTTGTTAAATTTAGAGTGTTGTATGCCTTGGACCTCAACGTACACGTTAAGAGAGGGGAGATAGTAGTCAAAGAACAGCCTATTCCCCTTATAATTAACGTATTCTTCGTCTTTAATCAGCGTGTTAGGCAGCGCTAGATGCAGGCTTTCGCGCACGCTTTTTGCTAACTGGCTTATCATCTGATACAACCTCTTCAATTTCTGGTTCAACAGGGGCCTCAAAAACGTCTCCTGCGATAATAGCTTTAATTTGTTTAGCTAATTTTGCCTGGAGTACAGAATCCTTTTGGAGGGCGAGCTTAGCCTTCTCACGGCCTTGCCACTTATGCTCTCCAAACGTCAACCAAGCTCCGCCCTTCTCAATGAGCCCAACTTCAACTGCTAGGTCCAAAATCTCACCATCAGTATCATACCCCATCCCATAAATGAGATCTACTTCTGCTTCCCGATAGGGAACAGCACGGCGGTTCTTAACTACCCGGAAAGTAGTCTTATGTCCATAAACCTCTCCTGTCCCTTCGAGGCACAGGCGGCGGCTCTTTGTCTGGGGGTTACCAATAAGCTCAATGCGATAGGACGCATAGAAGGGAAGAGATTCTCCTCCCGTGGTAGTCTGGGGGTTACCGTAGGCACCAATCTTATTTCGGATCTGATTAATGAAGATCAATAGAGTATTGGTTTTCTTAGCCACTGGTAGAATCTTCTGCAGTCCAGCACTCATAAGC